TACCTCAGCCTGCAAAGACTTAAGAGTATTTGAAAGATCGCTAAAGGCCGATGTAATAGTTTCTTTAATTTCAGCAATTGCATCAATAACAACTACCTCATCTGACTTCTTCTTTGCCTTGATTTCCTCTTCATCTTCTTCATCTTCTTTGGAATCTTCTTCCTCTTTAGACGCTTTAGGTGATGCAGCCTTTTCTGTATCAGCAATTTCAGTTGTTTCTACAACAACCTCATCAGCCTTTTCAATTTCAACTGCTAGAATTTCTTCAGCAACTGGAGCGATCTCTTCTGCCTTAGTTACTTCAACTGTCTCTTCAACAGTCTTTATTTTCTTTGACATAGGATTTTCCTCCTTCGTTATCTTAGAAGCATTCATGCCTTTAGCACTATCTACTAAGAATTTTATCATTGTTGTTTTTTCATTATCCGTTTTTTCAACGAATCCTATATTTTCCATTTGTTCTCCACTGACTGGGCTGAGTTCTGATTCGTTCTCAGATGATATTACAATACCGTTTTCCTTGTCGTAAAAAACATTTTCTAAAACCGTTAAGTCTCCCTTTATAATATCTACACCATCAACTTTTTCAACCGATACGATATTGGCAAATTGATTTGCTGGTGAATCTACAAGGCTTAACTCTATTAGGTCGTAGTCTTTAATAATTCTAATTTGTGAGTCTGACTTTTCATCATAGCCATCATCCCACTTGTTCATCTTGCCACCAATAGAAAATCCAGTTAGTGTGCCGTCAAGAACCTTTTCCCAAGTGTCTTGTGCACCCTTTGAAACATAGGCTGAAACAAAAACACCCCTGTAGAATTTCTTTGAGTCTGGATCAAAATACTTATCTTCTTTAAAGTTAATCATTTTGCCTACTGCTAATGGCTGATGCATTTCTCTAATGTTCCCACGGAATTTTGCAAAGGCTGACATGGATGCTTCTGCTGTTACAATATCCATCTGCTTGTCTAGGTTATCTAATGATGCAAAACCTGAGACGATACGTCTCTCTTTGTCAACCTTACTAAAAGGCATTGATAGACGAAGATTTTCCCCATCTAAATTCCAATGGGCTTTGGATATATTACTCACCACTATATTATACCCTCCATTTTTACACAAGTATCACATTCTGGACATATCGGACATTAGGGAGTTTTTCTACCTTCGCCCTTTGGATTTCGTCCAGCGACGGTAGATGGGCTATCAGAGTTGTTGTTTGTTCTTTCTGAATCCCTGGCCCTTGTCGTATTTGCTTCTGCTGCAGCCTCTGGCTTAAGTTGTAAGACTTCATCTCCGCCATCTCTCTGTGGCATATCCAGAACTACTCTTGCCTCGTTTGGAGTCATAATCTGATTCTTTACATACCTCTCAAGAATTTGAGATTGTGCAATTTCATCAGTAAGAGTTAGTTCATTAAATACAAACTCAATAATGTCAGTCTTTTCACGAATAATCTTGTTGATCATTTTTTCCAGTTGTCTTTGGGCAGGTCTAGCAACCTGCTCTTTGAAGGTGCGATCCTGTGCAAGTGCTGCTGCTATAGATCCAGAATCGCTCCCACCTAATTTAGAAAGTGGAACTTGGTGTGCTACCAAGATGTCATCACGGTTTTGTTTACGATACTCTTTAAATGAGCCTTCCTGTATACCGTTTTCGATAGGTTCCATCTTAAACTCAACTTTGTTGTTTTCGCTATCACCTGGAAGTGGAATATATAGCGTTCTGTGCGATTGCCCTCTGAGATTTGTCTGCAAGAATCGGAACATCTTATCTTCTGCATCTCCAGAAAGTTTTGCACCCTTTAGCGTTACAACATAGCGTGGTACTGCCTTGTTTCCGAAGTAATCAATATTGTATTGTGAAGCAAGTGAGTCTCCGTGCAAGGAGTTTATTGCTGACATAATGTCTGGTACTCCGTAGAAAGTATTGAGAGGTGAGTATTGTTTAAAGTGAATAATTTCGTTTGGTCTAGCATCTGTTGTTAATGGGTTTGGATTTCTTGCTCCAAAATTACGGAAGTAAACAATCTTGTTTCCAATAATCTGCACATATCCATCTTTAATTCTACGAACTCTCATTGTGGTTGCTGGTATATGTCCAACGTAGCCAATCTCTCCTCGAATTGTTCTTCCAATTTCTAGATAACCATTTCCAGTTGACTGAAGATCAGTATAAACTTTTTCCATTGTTGCTGTAAAAGAGTCATCGTCATTAAGTGACTCTAGCCATTCTCTTGCTTCAATCTTTGTTCTTTCAATTCTTTTTCTTGCCTTCTGTGTTGCGCTATTGTCTTCTGAAGCCTCTAGGCGAAGCATTGTTCTTTGAGAAACATGAAACTCGTATCCAAGCCCAACAATGTTTTCTACCTTTGCATCAATGGCTGCGTGATTTGCAAAAGATGTATCGTAGTAGTTTGCTAATTCATATAGATTCCATGGTGGTGTAATAACATCAAACATTCCATAGCCGTTTACATATACTAGCCCTGGGTTTATTTCTTTTGACTGTGCCCCATCAATACCGCTTTTTCCAGCAAGTGCTGCGGTTGTATATTGCTTTGTTGGTTCAACCATCTTTGTTGAAGATCTGCTTATGCGTCTTTTAAAGTTTGAGTCTAGTCCGTCTAGAGTTTTTAGCGTTTCCCAATTACCCTTGAAAGGATCTGAGTTTAAAAATGGATCTTCCTTACTAATTGCACGATCAATGCTTGCTCCAATAACAATTTCGTTATCTTCCATAATTACTCCTCGTCTCCATACAATGCTATTGTATCTTTTGCTGCTTGAACTGCTCCAAGATCATTTAGATTAGGAAGCAAACCAGATTTCATTCTGTCTGTCTGCTCGCTATACTCTTCTTCAGATACACGAGATGAACCAGCAATAAATTCTACAGTTCCATTTCCTGGATCTCCATAGTGTATTGCTGCTTGTTTTAATTCTGCAATTTTTGCAATGTCCCCTCGCATAGAAGGAATATTTAAAACAGACCCGTGTCCGTCTGAGAAATATCTTCCATTGGCTTTTCTATAAAGGTATAAACCCCAGTCATAGTCTTTTTCAATGACTTTGCGTCTTACATTTTTAACAATTGGTTGACCAGTTTTAGGGTCTATTAGCGAATCCATATACACAAGTATACCATATTAAACTGGATCAACTATAAATTTGTTCCAGAATATGTCATTATACAAAGAATAAGCATAGTTTCCTACGCTTATTGGAACATCATCCCCAACGATTATCTTATTGGTCCCAGTATAACTCTTATAAACTTCTGAAGGATTTACACCATAATAACTGGTTTCTGTTAAAACAAGAACCTTATTCCAGTTAAATGGACCTACATTCCAAAACTCCCAATCTAATGGCAGACCAGCCAAAACCTTAACCCTAAACCAAGGCCTTTCTGATATGTTCTGAACCTCTTGTAGGTTTGTTGACTGATAATATGATATGTTATTAAACAGTAGTGGACCAGTTAGCCTTATTGCGCCCTCAAAATATGAAAAGTCAAGGCTGTCGGCAAAATTAATTCCCAAAAAGCCCCACTCTTGAAGAGTTAAAACTGGCTCTTTAACAATCTTTCCATTCCAATAGAAACCTATACCGTTTTGTACTAATCCAGTTTTTGCGTCAATCGCATAAATTTTTGCCCTTCTTCCACTCGGATCGTTTGCGACCATGTAAAATTTTATGTAAGAAGATTTGCTTTCTATTTCAAATATTTGTGTTGGGGCATATGGAAAATAATCTCCATCAAACCTTATAGCCATTTGTGATGCTATAACTTTAAAATTATTTGCCCTACTAGAATTAATTGGAATAGACAATCCACGATTTACCAAAGGATCATATTGTCCTTTAATTTGTATACCGCTGGTTTTTGTAAGATATAAATATGGAGATGATCCAGTATAAATAGCAAATGGATTATTCTTTTTAAAATTATAATAAATTCCAGTTTTTGTATACGGATACATGGGTGTTCCAAACCTTGTTCCAATTGGACTGCTGTCAGATTCGTTTAATGCCTGAGATGCATAAGAAAGTTTTTTAATATTTACATTATTTGTTTGAGAATTTTTAACATTAATATCTATGTGTGTAACAATAGACAAATCATTAAAATCAACACCTGCTGGTGGATAAATAATCATATTGTCTACAACTTCGTATTTTGTTGTCATCCAGTCTGATTTGGGTATTAATATTCCATTTCTAGAAGGCCTTTCTGTTTTTGTAAAATAAAATGGAGTTTGATTTGCTCCAAGTTCTGTGTATTGAAATGTTACATAGGTCTTTACAATTGATCCATCTGTATCATACCTATAATCTTTTGCTATTTTATTTTTTAAATCTTCATAATCATTGTATCCAGTAAACAAATAATTGTCAAGTGATTCATATGTTCTTTGAACTGGAAGTCCATACTCGTTTGCTAACTCAGCATATGTCCATTCTACTGGATCAGTTTCTAGTGCTATAGTCTTTGATGGTATTGGATAGTCAATGTTAAACTGAATAAAATCAAGATCAAAATACTGGTCTCCTCTTTTATCTAAAACAGACTCTGCAAAATATGTTAATGGTATCTGATCTTCCCAATAGGCATTTGCTGATACTGTAAGTTTATATGTATCAAAAATTTGATCTGGAACAAGAGTGTAACTGGCAATATGATCTAAAAGGAAGTCTTCATCTGGAACAACTACGCCTCCTCCACTGATTGCACCAGAGGCTGTGCCAGTTGTAGATCCATAAGGGGGCAAAGATGTTGTGTCTATTCCTCCATCTATATTTATTAAAAGATTGTTTTGATAAACAGCAAACAGATCTTCATTCCAAACTGGAACACCTAACTCATTAAACAAAGATCTAATCTTTTGAAAATTGTACTTGCTGCAAAATCCTATTTTGTATATTTTGCCAGTAAA